AATTTACTAATCAACAATGACAGCAATCATTGAACAGCAGAGGTCTTCTAATTGGGATGACTTCTGCAAGTGGGTGACGTCCACAAACAACCGTCTATACGTTGGCTGGTTTGGTGTCTTGATGATTCCATGCTTACTGGCCGCCACTATTTGTTTTATTACGGCGTTCGTTGCAGCGCCACCTGTTGACATTGATGGAATCCGAGAACCAGTATCCGGCTCGTTGTTGTATGGAAACAACATCATCTCAGGAGCCGTCGTCCCCAGCAGCAATGCAATCGGACTCCACCTCTACCCAATCTGGGAAGCAGTCACTCTCGACGAATGGCTCTACAACGGAGGACCATATCAACTGGTCGTCTTTCACTTCCTTATTGGTATCTTCTCTTACATGGGACGAGAATGGGAACTTAGTTACCGACTAGGGATGCGTCCTTGGATCTTCGTTGCTTACTCAGCTCCTGTAGCTGCAGCAAGTGCCGTGTTTCTTGTGTATCCGTTCGGTCAAGGATCCTTCTCTGACGGAATGCCGCTCGGTATCTCCGGTACTTTCAACTTTATGTTGGTCTTTCAGGCAGAACATAATATCCTTATGCATCCATTCCATATGCTTGGTGTTGCTGGAGTCTTCGGTGGCGCTTTGTTTAGTGCTATGCATGGTTCTCTGGTTACCTCCTCACTTGTCCGTGAGACAACTGAACAGGAGTCACACAACAATGGATATAAATTTGGACAAGAAGAAGAGACCTACAACATCGTTGCAGCTCACGGCTACTTCGGTAGATTGATTTTTCAATATGCCTCTTTCAATAACTCTCGTTCTCTTCACTTCTTGTTGGCAGCCTTCCCGGTTATTGGAATCTGGTTTACGAGTCTTGGTGTTAGCACGATGGCTTTTAACCTCAATGGTTTCAATTTCAACCAATCGATTATTGCCAACTCAGGGCAAGTCGTAAATACTTGGGCTGACATTTTAAATAGAGCCAACCTTGGCTTTGAAGTTATGCACGAAAGAAATGCACATAACTTCCCTCTTGATCTGGCTGCTGCTAGCACTACTCCTGTTGCTCTCACAGCTCCAGTAATCGGTTAATTATTCGTACGTTCATCTATGTTTGACGTAACTTTAACATCTGACGCGGCCATCATTTTACGTGATGCATTACGTGTCTACAAAGAACGCTGGCCGGGTGGTGATCCCGAAGTTCAAGAAAGTATTGCCTTTCTAGAATTCACTTTCACCAAGATGGTTTTGGAGTCTTACATAGACGCATGACCTACTAAGCATGGAACGGGGCTTAGGTTTTATTGGTACGAACTAATGTCCAACATCGTTATCCGCTACATGCAAAACGCTAAGAAGAAAGCAGCAGACTATAAAGCTGATGCTCTTCGTTATCGTGGTGTAGTTTACAAACAACTGGTTAAGTAAAGCTTACTGGGAGGTGCAAGTCCTCCCACCAGTATTGGCTTTGGCCCTCTACGGAGGATACCCTTAGCCGTCTAGACGGTGGGAATAGACCACAAAAATTTTTCAAGATCTTGAATAGGTTCATATTTTTATTTATTTTTATTTTTAACAATGGCTAACGTCAATCAGGTTAGTTTAGGCCGTGCCAATCTAACTGGCAACGCTTCAAACAACCGCGACCTTTACTTGGATCTCTTCTCTGGAGAGGTCTTCAAAGGTTTCCAACATAATTCTATCGCTCGTGACCTGGTCATGAAGCGTACGCTGAAGAACGGCAAGAGTCTTCAGTTCATCTACACAGGACGTACCAAGGCGGTTTATCACACGCCTGGCACGCCAATTTTAGGTAACTCTGACAAGGCTCCGCCTGTGGCAGAGAAGACAATCACGGTCGATGACCTGTTAATCAGTTCTGCATTTTTGTATGAATTAGATGAGACACTTGCTCATTATGAGCTGCGCGGAGAAATTTCTCGCAAGATCGGCTACGCACTTGCTGAGACCTATGACCGGAAGATCTTCCGTAGCATCACCCGTGGTGCACGTACCGCTTCTCCAGTAGCTGCTACTAACTACAAAGAGCCTGGTGGCACTCAGATCCGTCTCGGCACTGCTACTAACAGCTCTGACGCTACTAATGCTGCCTCTCTGGTTTCAGGCTTCTATGACGCTGCAGCTGCTCTCGATGAAAAGGGTGTCAGCTCTGACGGTCGTGTAGCTGTCCTGAGCCCTCGTCAGTACTACGAACTGATCCAAGCTGTTGGTACTAACGGCCTGGTAAATCGTGATGTCCAGGGCACTGCGTTGCAGTCCGCTCAAGGCATCATTGAAATTGCTGGTATCAAAATCTACAAGTCCATGAACCTTCCGTTCTTGGGCAAGTTTGGTACGAACTCCAGCCTGCCTTTGGCTGGCGACTTCGTCGGTGAAACCATGCCTGCTGATACTGCTGTGACTGGCGATAACTATGGCTCCCGTAACAACTACGGTGGTCAGGTATTCGGCAAGTCCTGTGGTCTTATCTTCCAGAAGGAAGCTGCAGGTGTTGTTGAAGCTATTGGTCCTCAGGTCCAAGTAACTTCGAATGACACTTCTGTCATGTACCAAGGAGATCTTATTGTCGGCCGACTCGCTATGGGTGCTGACTATCTGAATCCTGCTGCTGCTGTGGAGTTCATTGTTGACACTGATCCCTCCGAATCCGGTGGTGCGGTCAACACTACAGGCGCTGCTGTGTTCTGATTTCTTTTCTATGTTTTCTATGGGGACTCTTCGGAGTCCCTTTTTTTTATTTATATGACTGCTCCTACAACTATTGATCTCGATACCGAACTATCCGCAGTAAACTCAATTTTGGGGAGCATTGGTCAATCCCCAGTCACCACCCTTGGTGTTAATACTGAAATACAAGCACAAACAGAATATACAGCTAACGGTGTTTTAACAACCTTTGCTATTGGGTTTACCTTTGAGTCTACTTCTCAAATTGCTGTAACCGTAGCAGGAGCATCTGCTAGTTATACTATTAGTGGATCTAATATTGTATTTGACTCTGCGCCTGCAAACAATGCTGCAGTATTAATCACAAAAAATGTAGAGACCTACAATACTTTAGCTAATCCTGAAGTATCATTTATATACCAACTACTTAGGGAAACAAACTTAGAAGTTCAAAGTGAAGGCTGGGTGTTTAACACTGAGCATCATGTTGAGTTTACCCCTGCTAACAATAAAATAGCAATTCCTTCTAATGTCTTACAACTAGATGTGCATGATGATTTCCATGTACGAACTACAAACGTAGTTAATCGTGGAGGATTTTTGTACGACAGGATTAGACATAGTGATGAGTTTACTGACAAGGTATGTTGTGACGTTGTGTACCTATGGGTATTCGGTGATCTACCTCAACCCTTCAAGCGGTACATCATCCAGAAGGCCGCTGTAAGAGCCGCTACGCAGCTTGTTTCTAACCCTACGTTAGTTCAGTTGCTTCAACAGCAGGAAGCCTATACAAGGGCTATCTGCATGGAGTATGAGTGCAACCAAGGTGACCATAGTTATCTAGGTATTGGTGATGATATGTCATATCAAACTTATCTTCCTTACCTTGGACTACGTCGCTGATGACTGCAATTACACAAAGAATTCCTGACTTCTTCGGTGGTATTAACGAAGCTCCCGATCAATATAAAGGTCAGGGTCAAGTACGTGATGCTGTTAACTGCATCCCAGATCTAACGAGGGGTCTGTATAAACGACCTGGTGCTCAACGTGTTGGTGCACCTAAGGTTTACGACAGTAGTAATGTGTTGCAATCTGGCACAGACTATGAACCATTAGTCGGTGCTTCTACATCTGATCATTGGTTCCACTACTACCGAGATGAAACTGAAGGTAGTTATATTGGTCAGGTTCACTCTGACGGTAGCGTCAGTATGTGGAGCTGTGAGACTGGTGAAGCAATTACTGTTACCTACGAGTCTGGTCAGGAGACTGACTTAAAGGCTTACTTAGCTCACGGAACACCGACTAGTGGTGACCTCCAATTCACAACAATCAACGACTCTACGTTTGTCTGCAATCGTAAGAAGACAGTTGCGATGCATCCGACGTCTGCCCATAAGACAGCGGAGAATCCTCATACCCATGTTGCTTTCGTTGAACTAAAGCAGGTTGTCAACGGACGTCAGTATGCGCTAAACATTCATAACCCAGCTTCTAGTGCAACTACCCAAATTAGCAGTGCAACTCGTTTATCTTTTGGTGCGGTCGGTGTAGATGGGCCGACTGGTGCTGGTTTTACTACGTACCCTAGTGATACAGGTCACTGTCCTCATATCGGTACAAAACTGTTTGTAAAAAATAGCGGTTCTACTAAAAAAAATTTAATATTCCGAATAACTGTCACCGGTCAGCAAGGACAAGAGCCGGGTAATAATGACGACACACCAGAGGCTGATGATTACACATGTAAATATGTAGCCACAATTGATTTACTGCATGGTGGCGAAGGCTGGGCTGTTAATGACACTGTTTCCGCTACTGTATCAGGTAAAACTTATACAGTAAAAGTAGATAAAGTTGAAACAGCTACTGTTAAAGCATCTTTAAAAGCGATCCGTCCAGAACCAACTCCTTTTGATCAACAAACATCAGTTACTCCAGATACTATCCTAGGTGGTATTCAGGCTGAGCTTCCTAGCGGCATTAGCTCAGAGATCATTGGTAACGGACTTTACCTTTTTAGTAACAGTCAAGATTTTACAGTAACTACACCAAACACAGATCTTCTAACTGTTGTCACCGAGTCAACTAACGATATAACTAACCTACCGTTTCAAGCAAAGAACGGCTACATCCTTAAAGTTGCTAACTCATCGGCTAATGAAGATGATTACTATCTCAGATTTGATGGTGACGGAGGTGCTGATGGACCGGGTAGTTGGTCTGAATGTGCAAAGCCTGGTATTACAAAAAAGTTAAATAGAACAACTATGCCAATACTTATTCAGCGAACCGTTGATAGTAATGGTAATATAGTATTTAATGTCAAACATTTCGACTACAAAGATCGTGAAGTTGGTGATGATCTTTTCACTAATAAGGATCCTAGCTTTGTAGGTGCCACGATCAATAAGGTCCTGTTCTTTAGAAATCGTCTTTGTTTCCTTAGTGGAGATAATGTAATTCTTTCACGTCCTGGTGAGTTAGCTAACTTCTTTGTTAAGACAGCACTTACTGTTTCTGCTGCTGATCCTATTGATATCTCATGTAGCTCTACCTATCCCTCTGAATTGTTTGACGGTCTAGAGCAAAACACAGGTCTTATTATCTTTGCCAAGAACCAACAGTTCTTGCTGGCTACTGATAGCGATATCCTTCAACCTGAATCAGCCAAGCTAGGCAGTATTGCTACGTACAACTACAACGCAAATATGTCGCCCATTTCAATGGGTACGATTGCAGGATTTGTAGACAATGCTGGTGCTTTCTCACGCTTCTTTGCAATGGCTAATATTGCACGTGAAGGTGAACCACAAGTAGTAGAACTAAGTAAAGTTGTTTCTAGAAAGCTTAGCAATAATCTAGATCTTATTGCTAATTCACGTGAAAATAGTTTTGTCTTTTTTGGCAAGCGTAATAGTAAAGAAGTGTTTGGTTATAAATATTTTGGTACTGTTGAACGTCAACTGCAATCTGCCTGGTTTAGGTGGGAACATATACGTCCTATCAAATACCACTGCGTTACTGACGATACTTACTTCTTTGTAGATGATCAGAATTTTCTACAGAAAATAGATTTGATTCGTGACGATGCTCCTACTTTTACTGAAGATGACTCCACATATTTAGTTCATCTTGATAATTATGCGCTTGCACCAACAGGTACATACAACGCTGGAACGAATGAAACTACGTTTACGTTGAGCTGGATTTCTAATATTACAGACAAAAAACCTAATCTCACTGCTATTGTTGGAGGCGTAAATGGAACAATTATCACAGGAATTGATGTACCTAATACTGGTACTACTGTCACTGTTCCTGGTGATCGGAGTGCACAAACCGTATACTTTGGTTATGACTACACGATGCAGGTTGACTTACCTAGGTTCTTTGTTCAAGCAAAGACTGGGAATGTAACTGTAAATGAGTCACGTGGTTCTCTAGTAGTTCACCGTGTCAATCTAATGTTTAGCAGCGTAGGTTCATATGAAACTTTGTTGACTCGTGTAGGTAAACCTAACTACAGCCAAAAGTTTTCTTCAGTAGCTTTCGATAGCTATCAGGTTGGAGCTGTTGGTGTAGAAGATCTATACGAAGCGTATGTACCTATATACGAAAAGAATGATAACTTTACCTTATCAATTAAATCTACTTCTCCACTCCCGGCAACCCTTACTTCACTGACTTGGGAGGGTGATTACAACCCAAGTTACTACAAGCGTGTCTAAGTACATCTATCCACTCACTAAAGAAATTGCTGTTGAAATAGCGTCTAATTTACGCCCAGAGGACCTTAGAGAAGTCAGGGAGGGTCACGGTCATAACCCGTACTACTCCCTTCTTCTAGGGGCTCACAGCGGCTACTCAGGGGCTTGGCTAACTCCCGACAACAAATGGGGAGCAGCCGGGGGTGTTGGTCCCGAGAACGGGATCTGGATGTTATGCACTCCTGAGATATATAAGTATCCGGTCTCTTTTGCACGTATGTGTAAAAGGTTGATCGACAGTAGACCAGAAAAGATGCTGTGGAATATTTGCGATAAGCGCAATACAGTCCATCTAAAGCTTCTTAAATTCCTCGGTTTTAAGTTTTTACGTGAAGTGAACTATGGACCGAACAATGTAACCTTTATTGAATTTTGCCGTGTGCGAACCAGTAACAGTACTGACAGCAGTCAGCGGCGGGCTTAGTGCATTAGGCGGTCTGCGATCTGCTGCTGCCTCTAAGAACGCTTCTGCCCGTCAGTGGGAACAACAGATGGAGTTGCGTAAGCTCAACTTCATGCGAGATCAAACTCGCTATCGATTAAAAACCAACAAATACTTTGAGCAGGTAGACGAAAACTTTCTTGATGCAAGTACAGCTTATGGCAGGAAACAGGCTTGGTTAAATGATCAAGCTACTTTAGCCTCAGTTAAGTATAGAGATAGCTTCATAAAAATAGCAAAACATGCTAAGGGTCTGGAAGGTTCTGGTAGGAACTCAGAGCGTTTGCGTGCTATTCCTATCGTAGAGTTAGGAGTTAAGCAGGCAATGCATATTTCTAATCTTACTCGCGCACGTGAGCAGTTTAAAGACTTTGGCCGTGATACTCATCGCAAGCATGTAAGAGCTGATAAGCGTGCACGCGACCAGTTGGGCTTTGTCCCGATACCTGGCATTGCACCACCTAAACCCGATATGGATATGAGTAGTGCATATATTGGTGCACTCGGAACTCTTGCTGGTACTGCTGCTAGTTCCTTTAAGGCATTTAATGCAAGTAAGCCCCCTATTAATCCTTTTACACAAAATGCTGTTCCTTTTACACAAGGTTTTGGCGAAGTGTTTGGTGACAGTAAATACCTAAATAGTACATTAAATCTTTACTAATGACATTTACCTCGTTCAACAGGGGAGGATCCTTTCAACCTGAACAGGTATCTAGTCCCCTGCAATCTTTTGATGAAAACATGCGTCGGCAGCAAGCTGCTGAGCAACAGTATCTTCAAGGTATGCGTGCTAATGATGCAGCACGTTTGCGGGATCTTGACAGAGCATTTGGTGGTCTTTCACAACTCTCGACTGCAATCACTCAGTACGCTGAGCAGAAGCGGGATGAGTACCAAAAGAAAGAAATGCAACGTGGTATGGCTCTTGCCTATACCAATGGTGTCTCTCAAGCTGACCGTGATGATCTAGACGAACAAGAACGTCAGGGTTCGGCCTTAGACAAAGAAACTACTTCTCTCGCTAACAAAGTAGAGAGTGACGGTGATCCATATACCGCTGCAAATATACGTAAGATGTCTGCCTGGGCTCAGTACGGCTTTGCTAAACAGAGTCTGCAGATGGGTGGTTCTTCGTATGGTGTTCACTTTGCTGACAAGCGATCTACCACTAAAGTAAATATTGATGGTCAGGACTACACGTACGACACAGCTCGTACCCCTGAGCAACGTGCGGCAGTACAGGCACAGATCCGTAAGGACTACTTAGACCGCTTTGCAGAGTTTAATCCTGTGATGGCAGCTAAGTATATGTTTCCTGCTATGCAGAAGTTTGAAGAAAAGGAAGCAGTCAAATGGGCTGCTACCTATACCGCTCGTCAAAAGGATGAACGGCTGACTGCTGCAAAGGACACGCTTTATGCAGGTCTTATATCTGAGATGGGCGGTGATGCGTATCTCGACATTATTAACAACAAAGCATCTGACTTCGGTGGCATTGGTCCTGCACGTCAGGCAGTCTCACAGATGCTTATAGAAATGATTAGAAATGAGCAAATTAGCGAAACTCAAGTTCGTACCCTTATGCGCTATGAGTTTGATCATCGCGGCATGGGGCGGACCACTATTGGGAAAGCTTTTCAGCGGGACCTAGCTCCAGTAGAGAAAGAACTTCGTAATGTGCGTCAAGCACGTTCTACACGAGCACAGCAAGACTTAACTAACCGTCGTTTTGAATTTTCTGAAAACCTACGTACAGTTCTTGCTGAACGTGCAGAAAGTGGAGTCCCGCTTACAAATGAAGAAAAAGACAACATTAACAATAGCTATCAGAGACTTGAATTAGGTCTAAATGCACCTCAACTAGCTAATTACGAAACAGCAGAAGACCGGGAGGAAGGCGATGCACGTGAGTTCTTAGAAGCTAAAAAGGCAGTCCGTGGTTACTACATTAAGTCTGACCTTGATGGAATGCCTACGTCTGTACGTGCTGCATATAATGATCAGGTCAAGAAGGATACAGAGATTACTGCTGGTCTAAGTAACTTCCAATCAGGCGGTAATACGCGAATAAAGGGGGCTGTTGATGATTATTATAACTACGTAGAAGGCAAAACACGACCCTCAGGCGGTTATGAAAAACATGCACGGGTGGTTGATCGGGCTTCTCGGGATTATCCTCAGATTTACAGGGACTTAATGCTTACTGGCAAGTATTCGGAAAGCGATGCTAATGAACTTGCTGTCACTAAGGTTGTCGAAAATATCAATAATGGAGTATATGAGCAGACTGTAATGGTTTCTCCAAACACTGAGCGTCAGCAGAAACTTGTAGATTTACGTTCATCTCTTATCAACCCCAATAGCCCACCTGCTTCTGGAATGATGGATGAGGTTGAACAGGCTGTTGCTTACTTCCAAACACAAGCTGGTACTCTTCCAGAAGGTCAAGCTCCTGTAAGAACTTTACCTGATATCTTCAACACCGCTGCAGCTGGAACTAGTTCTACTGGTATTGATGTAGCCCTCAGTGAACTTGCCAAGCGTGGCATGGTTGGTTTTAAAAAGCCTGCTGTTGAGCAAAAGGTAGACGAATTGAGCCCAGCACATCGTGCATTGTTACGCAAAAGCAATACCACGGGACGCACAATGCGTGTCTTGGAAGAGTTGAACCTTACTAATGAAGCTGAGTGGGCTATGGATCTTGTTATGTCACTTGAATCCGGGCAAAAGTATGGTTGGTTTAATGCGTACAATCAAGGTGGCCTTGATGATGGCTATACATCTATTAACCCTGGTGATAGTAGTGAAGATCTAAATCAAGAGATTTTGTCAATGTCACTTGGCGAAATTAAACGACGTCATGCATTGCCAACAAGCCATCCTCAACGATTGTTTGCAACTGGTGGTACTCAATTTACCCCAGCCACATTTCTTGAAACACAGCGTCGTCTAGGCCTTTCTGATGATACTGTTTTTTCTAAAAAGGTTCAAGCAGACTTTTTCTTTGAACGTGGCAAGCAGAGAGTTAGTTGGGGCGGTGGCACGCAAGGATTAATCAATGAATGGCGTGGTCTTAAATTCGCAAGCGAAAAAGAACGAAAACGTCTTCTGAAATTTTTCCAAAACAGTGCTGGTATTTATCAAAACCCGAGCAATACGTTGCCTGGACTCAAATATAACTAAGCATGGATCCTACTATTTTACAGTTGTCCCAGGAGGACACAAACTTTTTGTCTGATCAAGTAGATATTAATCAGCAAGATCTAGCTGCACAACAGCTAAAAAAAGAGGAAGAAGAAGGTGCATTACAAGAGGCACAGGCAGAAGAGCAGCAGGAACAGGTCAAGCCATATGCCGGTGGACCGATGCAGGAGCAAGACGTTAATCAACAGACAAAGGACCCTAAGGAGTTTGGTCTTGGTGAAAACGTCATTGAGAGTCGTAATGCTTTAGCTAATGCAGTTCTTCGGTTCGGTGAAAGTGTAAGTACCTTCCCTGAACGAATTACTGATGCGGCCAAGGGTGAGGACATTGGTGACCCTAACTATGAACCTGAATGGAATCCTGTTGGTGATTTCGTTGAATTTAGGGGTGGTTATGCACCTGTTCGTACTTGGTGGGGCGATATCGCGGAAGAGATTGCTTACTACGGTACGTATGGTCTAGGTGTAACTCTCGGTGCTAGTGCCGCTGGTATTTCACTAGGAGCTGCTGGTCTTAGTGTTTCGTCTGCTGGTGTTGCTGCTCTTGTTTCTAAGCAACACGACGATCACAACCTGTCTGGAAAGATCGTTGAGCGTGTACCTGAAATGGGTGTGGTTCTTGGCCCTCTCGCTACTAAAGACGAAGACCATCCTCTTCTCAAAAAACTAAAGAACGTTGTTGAAGAGATGGGAATGGCAGGCATCTTTGACCGAGTGATCGGCAAGATGTTTGGCGAGCGTGGTGTTGATAAATCATTTAAAAGAGAGTTGAATGTTGCACAGCAGGTACGTGAAAAAGGACAGCAAGAGCTTGACGACGCTATGCAGTATGTCCGGGACATTAATCTCGACACACCACAGCTCGGTGGTGAGGTTGTTGACGTCGATGTGATTGCAGACGCAAAGCCACTTCAGTACGGAACTGACAAAGCTCTACCTCCACAGCTTGCTTTCCGTGGTCACAAGAACAAGCCTATTGCTGATCCCTGGCAGGGCAGCCCTAACTCAACTGCACCCGCTGGTGACATCTACGAACAGCTGAACAAGATCGATGATCCTAATGTTCCTGGTGGTGCTGCTGGTTCTACCGACTCACCGCTTACGCCTGCTCAGGCAGAACGTATGGCTAATGAAAACGGTATTCCTAGTGAAGTGCTGCAGGACAAAGCTGCTGAGCTTCTAGGTGATGCTCGTTACCAAAGGATGGTTCAAGACCTTAAGTCAAAGGGTCGTACCTTCCGTCAAGTCTTTGAGCCTGCTTACAACCGTATGCAGCAGGTCATGGGGCGCAACCTTGATGACATGTCTGCTGAGGAGTTCTGGGCACCTATTGATGCTTACAACAAAGATATAGCCAACCTCGGTGATCAGACTTACGAGTTGTGGAGCATGGAGAACGTGGTCGCTGCTGACCTCGTCAACTCTGCACTCTTCAAGCAATTACGTGACCTGTCGATTGGTTCACGTGAGTTGATGGCCCAGGGTGTTGACATCGCTGATGTTGACGGTCCTCTAAAGACAATTCGTGATCGACTGATCATCGGTCTTTCTGAAGTAAAGAAACGTCGTTACCTCTGGGGTATTCAGGGTCAACAGCTACAGCTTGCACCTGAGCAGATTGCTGAAAGGTTTACACAGATCCATCAGCAAACAAAAGAAAGCATTGACACTGCTCTTGAGTTCATGGGTAAGACCGAGAACCAAGAGGTTATGGAAGCTGTTATAGAAGCTTTCAGTGGTGCCGATAATATTCATAACTGGACTGACCTTGACGCCTTTATGCGTCGTCGTCTGCATGGATTCAGTAATAAAAACCAGACTCTTAAAGAACTTGGCGGTGTATTCGTAAACAGCGTTCTAAGCGGCCTGAAAACCTCTCAACGTGCTCTTGTGGGTACTGGTGAAGTCATGGGTCTTCAAAGCCTTGGTAAAGGCGTAGGTGGCGCTCTCCTGGGCGATCTGGATACAGCTCGTGCAGGCATGGCTTCGTTCAAGTCACACATGGAAGTTATTCCTGAAGCTTGGACTGTCTTTACCAAGCGTCTTAACAGCTACTGGACTGGTGATTTTGCTGACATGCGTAACAGGTTCAGTGAATACAACACCACTGACCAGATGTGGGCAATGCAAGAGCAGTGGATTGAGCAGCGTGGCACTGTTGGTGACAAGTTTTCTTATGCAATTGGCTGGATTGCACGTGGCTTAAATGACAACCGTGTCCTGTCCTATTCGCCTCGGCTGCTTTCGTCTGTTGATGACACCTATAAGTTCATCATGGCTCGTGCAAAGGCTAAAGAACGTTCTGTACGTAAGGTTCTTGAAATGAAACGTGGTGGCGACCTGCTGGAGGCTACTGCTGATGATTACAAGAAATACGAAGATCTCTTCTACAACGAACTTCTGGATGCTGATGGCAATATTGATCTGACCAAGGATGCTTTCCTCGAAGGCATGTACAAAGAAGCAACTCTTACTTCTGAGTTGACTGGTTTTGCTGCAAACCTCGATAAGTTGATTGGTCAGTATCCACTGCTGCGACCTTTCTATTTGTTTGCACGTACTGGTATCAATGGTCTTGATATGAACGTCAAGAACATGCCGCTTATCGGTGCATTCCGTAAGCGTACTCTTGATGTTCTAACTGCTAATGAAGATAACCTTATGGAAAAGGTTGGTAAGTACGGCATTAACAGTATGGAAGACCTGCGTAACGAAAAGGCTCTACTCGCCGGTCGTCAATCCATTGGTCTTGGTGTGACCATTTCTGGCACACAGATGTACCTCAACGGCAACATGACTGGTGACGGTCCTATGGATGAGCAACTTAAGCAGGCTTGGCTTGCTGCAGGTTGGAAACCTAGGTCTATCAAGATTGGTAATACATGGGTCAGCTACGACGCACTCGGTGAGCCCTATTCCATGATTCTGGCAAACATTGCCAACGTGGGAGACAACTTGGATCTGATGGGTGAAGAGTGGGCGGAAGATCATTGGAAAAAGATGGCTGCAGCACTTGCAGCAGGTCCACTGAAGAAGTCTTACTTCTCCGGTCTCGACTCATTGTTCCAACTGGTAAATATGAAGCCTGATGGTTCTGCTCGTGCTATTGGCAGCATCATGAACAACATTGTTCCGATGTCCAGCCTTCGCAATGAGTTTGGTCGGATTATCAATCCATATATGCGTGAGTTGAACGCAGATATTTTTGAGTCTATTAGAAATAGAAACTTGGCTAGTGAATATCTTGCTACTGATCCGTTGCCACTGAAGTACGACATGTTGACTGGTAAGCCTCTTAACAACTGGAATCTGCTTCAACGTGCATGGAATGCAGTCACTCCCTTCCAAGTCAACTTCGACGACAACAGTCCTGGACGACGTCTGCTCTTAGAAAGCAACTACCCCATCCGTGAGTCTGTCTACAGCGCAGAAGGTTACGACCTCAGTGATGCTGCAGAGGTCCGCTCAATGCTGCAAGAGGCAATGGGTAAAGCCAAGATTACCTTTGGCGGTAAGACCTACGAAAACCCACAAGCTGCACTTGACCACCTTGCAAGCCGTAAGGATGTCAAAAGCTCTCTGCAAGACATGCGTCGTGAGCTTGAAGCTGGTAACCGCTTTATGGATCCCAGCAAAAGCTTTAAGCATGTTGATTTAATTGAACTTGTAATGAGTCAAGCTAAGTCCAAAGCTTGGGCACAGATTAGTCAAGACCCTGCTGTACAAATATTAATTGAAGAGCAAGATGAAAAGGAACTTCAGCAAGTCCGTAGTCGCGCAAACCAAACGCTTGAAAACCAATCACCTGCTGTAATGATTCTAGATAACAAGTAATGGCCACAACTGAAATTTCTTACACAAAAAGTAGTTCAAACGGACCGTCGTTTGCAATTCCTTTTCCCTTTTTGCTACACAAAGATGTTAATGTATTAGTAAACAATGTCACACAAGCGTTAAGTACGGATTATGTTTTTGACGCTTCCAATTCAATCGAGTTTATTACTATCCCAGCTGATGGTGCAGTTATTAAAATCAAACGTATAACAGACGTTGATTCCGGTCCAACACATAAATACTATACGGGATCGTCTCTGACTGCTGACAGCGTTAACGGTAATTTTAATCAGGTTATCTATAGACAGCAAGAATTAGATAATAATGTTGTTGGTAAAGGTTATACTGATGGGCAGTATGACTCAAATTCTGGTCAAGTTACTTTTACAGGTATAGGTGGTAACTCTAATGTTATCACTGGAGATATAAGAGGAACACAGGGAACACAGGGAATTCAGGGAATTCAGGGTGTCCAAGGTCCTGCTGGCACTGACGGTGCTGACGGTGCTCAGGGTCCTCAAGGTATTCAAGGTCCTGCCGGTGCAGCTGGAGCTGATGGTCAAGGTGTTGACTTTGACTCAAATGGTAATGTCGGTATCGGTCTGTCGTCTCCGAATACACCTAAGGAAAAATTGGATGTAAATGGGACTATTCTTACAACAACTATTCCCTACAGCACAGAGCAGAATCAACCTTATCTAATTGCTGGATCAACCAATTACACAGGTGCT